GGTAAGCCTGCGTGATAAGTTCCTGTGTCGCCACTTAGTGTTTTGATTAAGTTTCTTTGGTATTCTTCGTTAATACCTGCGCCATTTGGATCTGTAAACAATTCAAACATACGTGCTACTTTTTCTAACCACGCATCTGGAACTGCTGTTTGTCCGCCTACTGTGCCAGCACCCATTATCCTTACACCATTTACAGTAACTTCCCGTTTAAAGAAGTCACTACCATCGCCAACAACATTAATAATTGCACCATTGTTGTATTCTGGATCTGCTTCTACTACTGGTACTGCTGGAACTTCTGCAGGAGTATAATTAGGGAAAATTCCCTGTAATTTAAGATTTGCTCCGTTCACTTCTACAGGCTGTCTTGCATATCTTGAAAATAAAATTTTATTAGATGCTCCCATTAGATTCGTACTAATCTGATTATAGTCTGTACCACCATCATACATCAACGGCTTTGCATCTGCCTCCATTTTTGTTTTAAGTTGTGCAGGTGTTGCTCCTGGTTGTGCTTCAAGATGTAATCCTGCTACTCCACAAACTTGAGGTGCAGCAAAACTTGTACCACTATTAATACCTATTCTAAAGTTTTCATTTAATGGATATTCTGCATCTGTTTTGTTATTGATTGTGCTAGTTGCCGCAACTATATTTGTACCTGGTGCCCAAATATTTACTCTAGGACCTCTACTACTAGAACTTGCTGTTCTATCTTTGTCTACGCCGTTATCGTTGTATGTATTCGTATTGATATTGCCTACAATAAACGCCTCATCTGAATGAGGACTAGAACCTCTATGATAAAAATACGTACTTGAACCGTATACTACTGTGTTATTATAATCAAGTCCGGTGCTAATATCACCTTTGAAATAATCATTACCTGCAGCAATAAAAACGTGTATACCGCTATCTATTGCATCTTCAACATCTGCATCTATAGAAGAAACTCTTAGAGGAATAAACCTTGTGGATCCTGACAAAGGTACTACTAAACCAGTACCTAGCCATAGAGTACCATCATTTGAATAATCCACACCATAAACCCAACTAGTACCTCTATAATTACCACTTGTAGGATCACCAATTAGTTGACTGAAATACCCCCAACTTGCATTAATTATTGTTGGTCTTTTGTATCCGGTCGCAGGATCAATAGGTTTTGCTTCATGCCATAATCTAATTGCATCAAAACAATTTGTAGGGCTAATTCCAGTGCCGGCATCTCCTGTGCCTTCTAATCCTGCTATTTTCATTGAATATATGTTTGCTTCTTTCGCAAAGCCATATGTTTTACCAGCAACTATACTTGCACACAATGTACCATGACCATCAAAATCTCTGTGGTAGTTTGGACTTTGAGAACCAGGCAAGCCCGAAGCTTCATACCAGTCGATGTATTGATATCTGTTAGTTCCGTCTGCTGACTGAAAGTCAGGATGTGTAGGTTCTAATCCGCTGTCCTGGACAACTAAATCTACACCTCTTCCTTGTAGGGCATATTCATATCTATTATTTGTTACTTTAGAATCTCCGTACAAATTTGTAGGCATAACAGTTCTTTTCATGCCCCAATTTACATATTGATTACTATCTAGTGTTATAGGTTTTGTGAAGTTTGACAATTGAGTAGATTTCAAACCAATTTGAATATCAGTTCTTTGATCTGGCGGTATTTCTACATCAAGTATTCTCGGATCATTCTTCAATAACTGTGCTTCTTCGTCAGTCAGCATAAAATGTGTTTGGCGTCGGCTTCCAGGACGGGCATTAGCAATATCTACACTCCTTTTAGGAATAGGACCTTCACCCGTTGACGCTGTTAATTCAGCTTCAATTTCAGTTAAATCTATACCCTGTTTTACAATTACAGTATATTCTTTTTCTATCATTTTAAATTAAATTTACCCAACTACCGTTTTCATAACCCTGAAATTTGTTGTCAGTTGTGTTGTAAATTATATCTCCGTTTTGTGGTACTAGTGCATCTCTTGCAGTTGTTGTAAAACTTGCCATGCGCAATGCTGAATTTTGTAATATAACTCCGTCTGGAGCACTTATTGTTAAAGTGCTTGCGCTGTCAATTTTAGGAGTACCTGCAGAAGTCGTTACAAAGTTGTTTGCATATGCAGTATTTCGTACACTAAGATCATTTTCTACAGTTAGATCTGACGAAGTTGTTACTGGTGGCGTAAAAGTAATACCGCTACTATCATCTGTGTCTATTACACTATTAGATAGAGTAAAATTACCAATACCACCTCCACCGGCTGCATCTTCAAAAGTAAAATTGCCGGCACCGTCTGTTGTCAAAATTTGACCTACTGTGCCGTCAGTAATACCTAAATCTGTCAAGGTGTTAATGACTGGATAAACTGGCTGTACCCATTGGTTACTATCTTCATCTTCTACATATACAAAAAGTTTTGCAGTAGAACTATCAAACCAAATAGATCCATTTGTAGGACTTTCAGGAACAGTTTCTGATACACTTATACTTGTATCGCCGGCACCTGATCCTGGAGCAGCTGTTGATATTTCATTACCCATTCCATTATGGCTTGTACACCAATAATAGAGTGTAGAAGGAGTTGCAGCTGTTACTGTTATCTGAACACTCCTCTGTGAAGCCGCTGCAAATTTATCAAAATATGTTTGTTTATTTACAGGATCATTATTAATTTTATAAATTACTTTTGTTAAATAGGTTGTGCCTCCGGCTCTTTCTCCATCTATATTGTCACTACTAAAATTTAGAGCATGAATGCTGGCTGTAGAGCCTGTTGGATTTGGAAAAAATTCGTTTGTTGAGTCATTTTGGTTAAAAATGTAGGTAAATCCCTGCACAAAAGTAAGAGTAGGTTTGTATACTCCGTTAATAAAGTATTTGTTGCCGGCTTCTAAACCATCAGGATCTACACCTACTGTTACTGTGTATTCTACTACACCAACTCCACTATCAATTAGATGTTCTGTGATATTAGAGTTTGTAATTACACTAAATCCTCCAGCATCATTGCCAGAATATAGTCTAAGTGTATTAGACTGCTTATCAAAAAACACTTCACCACTGTTACCCACGTTACGATCTAGAAAATCATCTGGTCTGGGTATAATTCTAATTCTATCTACAATAGGTGCTTGATTGCTTGCCATTTTTTATTCCTTAGCTTAGTATATTTATTCAATAACAGATCACTAGGAAGTTCTTTTATATAAATATCATAGTTAAACTATCAGTTTATAGGAGTTATAATGACAATAGAAGTTTTACCAACATCGGATAATGTTTTTATCAAAAAAATTGAAGATGATCAAAAAACAAAATCTGGGTTAGTCTTACCAGATGACGTAGCAGAACGTCCAACAAAAGGCGAAATCCTTGCTGTTGGAGAAGGAAAAATAAATGACGAGGGTAAATTATTACCCATGAAACTTTCAATTGGTGATATTGTACTCTTTCCAAAGTATTCTGGACATCCTATTAAAATTGAAGGTGAAGAAAGACTTATTTTAAGCCAAACAGAAATTTTAGCAATTTTAAAGGAGAATAATTAATGGCTGGTATAAATCCAAGAAAAGTTATTTTAGGTTCTCAAGCAAGAGAACAACTTATAGAAGGTGCAAACATACTTGCAGATGCTGTAAAAACCACATTAGGACCTAAAGGAAAAAATGTTATAATTCAAAGAACCTACGGACCACCTCAGGTTACTAAAGATGGTGTAACTGTGGCAAGAGAAATATTTTTAGAAGACACACTTCAAGATACAGGTTCTAGGCTTGTTAAACAAGCAGCTAATCAAACAGCAGATGATATCGGTGATGGAACAACAACGGCCACTGTACTTGCTCAAGCTATGATAAAAGAAGGTATGAAGTTTGTAACTGCTGGTATTAGTCCAATAAATTTAAAAAGAGGAATAGATTTTGCACTTGCACAAGCAGTAGAAAAATTAGAATCAATTTCTAAAGAATGCAAAGAACCTGAAACAATTAAGCAAGTTGCTACTATAAGTGCAAACGGTGATGAACACATGGGTGAACTTATATCAGAGGCATTAATCAAAGTAGGACATATAGGTGCAGTTACAGTAGAAAACAGTACTCAATTAACTGACGAACTTGATTTTGTATCTGGTATGAGTTATGATCACGGGTTCTATTCTCCTTATTTTATAAATTCAGACAAACAAAAATGTGTTCTAGAAAATCCTTACATTCTAATATTAGATAGACCTGTTTTAAATGTTAATGACCTAGTACCAATTTTAGAAAAATTAGCGGCATCTGGTAGATCATTTTTAATCATGGCTGAACAGATTAATAATGATGCTTTAGCAACACTAATTCTAAACAATGCACAAGGTCATGTTAAATGCTGTGCTGTAAGATCACCGGATTGGAAGGGTGAAAAACGCAAGTACCTAATCGAAGATGTAGCAGCTTTAACAGGAGGTGTAGTACTGAGTGATGAAAATGGTATGAGACCAGAAAAAGCAGAACTAACAGATCTAGGACAAGCTAACAGAGTAGAAATTACTAAAGATATGACAACTATTATTGGCGGTCATGGTGACAAGAACAAAATTGAAAGCCGTATAGAAGGCATCCAAATGGAAATAGACGAATACAAAATAGGTCCAAAAACATTTCCTAAATGGCAATTAGAAGAAAGAATTGCAAAACTACAAGGCGGTATTGCTGTTATTAGAGTAGGTGGTCCAACAACAGTTGAAATCAATGAAAAGAAGGACAGATACGATGACAGTATTCACGCTACAAGGGCAGCTATTAAAGAAGGTGTAGTTGCTGGTGGCGGAGTAGGATATTTAAGATTAATTAAACATCTAGAAACTATCGAACCAAAAAATGAAGAGCAAAGAGCAGGTATTCAAGTTGTTATAAATTCATTGACAGAACCATTAAGAACTATTTCACATAATGCAGGTGATAAACCAGATGTAGTAATGAATGAAGTGTTAAACGGCAGTGATGAATACGGATTTGACGCAAGTAATGGAACGTATGGTAATATGTTTGAAACTGGTATTATTGATCCTACAACTGTAGTAAAAGCAGCTATGTTAAATGCAGGATCAGTAGCAGGATTGCTATTAACAACTGATTGTGCAATTTACGAGATACCCGATGAAGCAACAAAAAGCGGATTTGTACCATCTCCGCCTGCAGGACATGAGTTACCAAGAGAATTTAATAATACAGACTAAGGTTTAGAAGGCCAATTTATTTCAAATGGAAAACTAACTTGATTTGGTACATCACGTAGCGCAGTTCTATAAGTAGCCCACTGCGCTTTTTTTGAGTCGCTTAATTCTCCACTAATTTGAGTCCAATCACTTTTTAATAGTCGGTCGTCGCGTTCGGCTCTAATTTCTGCAGCTTTTTCTTGTTCTGTCATAGGATGTGAGCTATAATTAGTAGGAGGAAATGATACTTCGCCGTAGTCGCCGTTGTCTAATTTTATCCACATAGCACTACTAAATTCATCTGTAGAATCTTTTTTAGCCCAAAATGCTATTGGTTCTGAAATTTCAGCAAATTTTATATGGCAATATATGTCATTTATCATATCAGTTCCTCGCTGTATTAAGGATACTGATTCAATAGTTAGATCTTTAAGCATGTTTCTTTCCTACACTTTATATAAAGTATTTATCATTTACTTGCTATTTGAATTGAAACCAACACCAGGTCTTTTATCGTAAGCAAATTCAGGGTAATATGGCCCATTTTTATTTATGTAATGAAAGAACCCTTGTACTTGATAACTGTTAGAGCCTGCTTCAAATGGATCTCTCCAATGTTCTATTTCGCATCCTCTATATATTATACAATCTCCCGGCTGTTGAGGGGTCATTATACCCTTATTACCTTTAGAAATAAAGTCTTGATCATGTATATTGTGTCTATAGGTAGGATCAACATACATGCCCCAGTTATAACTAGAATCTACATCTAAATAATTAAATCCAAAACATATTGTTGTAGAAATTTCGCAACTTGGACGATCTGTGTGACGCTCTAATTCCATTCCGGGTCTGTAAACTCTAAAATAAGAATAAGTTGGGCAAAGTTCTAATCCGGTATACTTTTCCATATGCGGTTTCATAAAAACCATCAATGTTTCCATTAATGTATCAGCGTATATACTATGAGAGTAGGGAACTTGACCATTATCATCTTCTTTTTTTGGGTTTACGGTTTCTTGCAATAGACAATATTGTGTAGTAATATTGCAAATATCTTTTGGTATAATCCCTTGTAGAGCAATATATCTGTTTTCTTGAAAATTTTTATGATTTACTATTTCCATGGTTTTCCTAAACTCCAACAAACTAAACTATATCGTGTTCCAGATGTTACAGGTGTAACTTGATGATATATATGCGACGGAAAAACAACTATACTTCCTCTAGGACGGATCTCTTCACACTCGTGATATCTATCTGGTCTATGTGGTCCTAAGTCAAATTTTAAGTTTCCGCCTGTATAATCATTAGGATCTGATAGACTAATTGTTACACTAAGTTTTCTAATTTTGTTCCACATCTGAGGATTGTCAGTAACATGACTTTCTAAGGGCAACGGATCACCAAAGGCATTCAGCATGTCGTTACCATCTTTATCTTTTTTGGTTGAATGGATTGCAGGATCATATTTTTCATAAGGTAATACACCACAATCGGCATGCCAACCATAATATTGATTTAAACCATATTTTGTAAATTGTATGTCTTCGGTAAAATCCCAATCAAAATTCCAGCCTGCTTGCCTATTTGCCTCATGAATAAACGGCCAAATAGTTTTGTACAGCCAATCATCATTTAACCACGAAACTTCACTATCTCTTAGTGCAAAATTATTTACATCGTCACCGTCTTTGAGTGCTTCTTCTAGGGTAATGTCAGCGGCATCTTTAACTAAATTAGGATCTAAATCGGACTTTGCCTTCCAATCGCCTGTAGTGCCTTCAACTGCATAATTTCCATAATTACGTTTTGCTTCCGACATTTTTTCTAACCCGGTTTCAATAATTTTATCGCATACCTCTTCAGGCAATGCAGAAACAAAATACCAGTAATTATAGTTTAAAATCATCTAAAAATTGCTCCATGAACATGTCCTAAGATAATATTTTTTTCGCCGCTGGTAACAGAATTTATTTTCCAAGTTAAGAAACTAGGAAAAATAACAATTGATCCTTTAGTATTACAATCAATTTTTGAAGTGTCTGTATTTAAAAATTCTAATTCTCCGCCTTGATATTCACTTTTATCTGACAAATTTATAATAAATGACATTTTACGAGTAGTAGCCATTGGAGTAATATCTATGTGCCAATCATAATAGTCATTTTCACTGTATTTAAAAATTTGCGGAAAATCTTGATCAATAATTCCTAATAATCTAAAATCGTAGATCTCGTCATTGGCTTGTTTTGTAATAGATCTAATATGTTGAAAGGGAAATCCTTCAACTTCTCCTCTAATTTTTTGACGTTTAGAAGAGTGCAATTCTTTCTCACCAACTACTCTTGATTTAATCCAAAGATCTTCTAAACATCCGTCTAGTATTGTTTTACAATCTTCATCATTAAAAAGTTCTGCTACGTTTACTGATAAAATATCTAAACTTGCAAGTTTAGTTGATGTAGTTTCTTGTACAGCAGCATCTGTAAATCCGCTGTTTTGTTCAAATGTCGATTCGTTATCCATAGTTAGTCCTTTTAGTTATATGTATACTTATTTCAATCTATTTGTGTCAATCAAAATAATGATACTGCATGTCTTGATCTAGATTTTTCCAAACTCCTGCCGGAAATGGAAATACTAAAGTTTGGTTTGTATAATATGCTGGTTCTAATCCTTTCATAGTATTAACATGTTGTTGCCATTTAGGATTAGATTCTAACTTTTCTTTACATTTTTTTGATGTTATTTGCCAAAATGTGCTATCAAAAGTAGAGCCGCCGTGATACATATAATTGATGAATAATTCATAGTCTTCGGCTAAGTTGTGTAAATGAATATTTGCGGTTTCTTCTGTGTGAACATTCGCTAACACTACATCAAAAAAAGTTCTTATTATAGAATCATACATCCAACCAGATAGAGCCTCTAACGGTTCAAAGAATATAGCTCTATTTCCATTTTTTATAATCCTTCCGTCTATAAACTTTTTTGCTTTATAATTCTTAAATGAGAATTCACGTAAATTAAGTTTGTTTTTATCTGTATTGAATATTTCAGCAATGTTATCTATTGCCTCATCTTTTGTTGTAATTTTATCATTGTACAAATAACCCCATCCTTGTCTTGACTGCAACGGAATACCAAACATCCAACCATTAGGATGTGCATAATGATACGTATAATTCCAATCTCCCGGCTTTGGTATCATATTTACAATGGCATGATTAACAGGAATATCTACCATTTCGTATTCTGAATAATCTTTAGGATATCCCCTACAATCTATGACATAATCAAAATCATGACTGGTATTATCTACAAAATTAATTACAGCTTTTTGTTGTAAATTATCTAAAGATTTTATTTCACCTTCTAATACTTGGAACTTATTGTTCCATTTTTCTTTAAATCTTTTAAATGCAAATTCTTTAAGTTTAAAGTTATTGAAATGCATAGCATAAAAAGGAGGAGGTATTTTAGTAAAAAAGTCTTTTTCCCTCCAATTTACATATTTTACTCCATGTTTAATTGTGCTATCAAGTTCAGACATATCTTGTAAAAAATTTAGATCTGCACCATAAAATAATGTTGTTGGTATTTGAGTGCTTGTACTTTCTCCTATTCCTAACATAGGAATATTTGGATCATATACTGAAGTAATCTGCCATTCATTTGTAAAAAATGCTAAACAATGAGCTAATGAAACAACTCCTGCTGTCCCTGTACCTAATACTGCAATTTTTTTCATGTTTCGTCCACGTAATTAAACCAACCTGTAATGATATATTTTTCTTGTGTCGGAGAAGGGATTCCTCTATGTGTAAAAGTCCAATCAGCTGGCCAAATAACAGTTTTTCCAATTTCTGCATTTACAGTAAGTTTTTGATTTAGCCATTCTGTTCCTCCTCCATCCGTAACATTATTCAAATATGTCATAAAAACTAAATGCCTAGTAACTGTAATAGGATTGCCACTACAGCGTTCAGTGTGCCATGCATGGTATGCTTGCCCAGGTTTATACCATTGTATATTTAATGGTCTAAGCAATCTCCATGGAGCATACATATCACAAGATGGGTATTTTTCTATATATTTTTCGACACATTTTTGTAATTGTTCAACATATTCAGCAACAACAGGAAAATCTAAACTATCGTCTATTGTTAATGATAAATCAGTAGATTCTTTTACAGATGGAGATGCTGTTACCAGTTTGCCGCCTTCAAAATTCATAGGTTTTTGTTTAGGATCCATTCTTGGGTGTGCATGAAACGTTTTAATCAACCTCTCGCATATACTTTCATCCATATAATATGTTTCTAAGAACAAGTTTTTTTCCATGGTGGCTCCAATTTCACTAAATATTTATCTTAGTAGTTAATAGGAAGAAATTAAATGAAAATAGTTATTGTCGGTGGTGGTACAGCAGGTTGGATGGCTGCACTTATGTTATCTAGTAGACATCCTAATCATAAGATTGAAGTTGTAGAGTCTACTAAGATAGGAATCATAGGTGTAGGGGAAAGCACTACAGGATTACTAAGTGATTTACTTAATAACCATTTGTGGGATTTTGGTTGTGATCACAATGAGTTTATTGCAGAAACGGGCGCCTCAATCAAATATGGTATTAAGTTTACAGGTTGGACTCCAGACACTAATGACTATTATATAGGACCAATTGACGGCAGTCTTACCAAAGAACACACACCTGATATATTTTTTGCATACGGATGTGCTAATCTTGCAAAAAAAGATCTTGTAAAAGTTTCAGAAACTGGTAACTACATTAACAAAGGATATACAAATTTTGACTTATCTACTGGTCAGTTTGTAGATCTTACACATGCAATGCATGTTGATGCCCATTTAGTTGGAAAATATTTTCAAAAAGTTACTTTACGAAAACCAAATACTTCGCACATAGACGCAAAGGTATTAGATTGTACATTAAATGAAAAAGGGTTTATTAATAATATTATATTAGAAGACGGTAGGAAAATAGAAGGAGATTTTTTTATTGATTGTTCGGGATTTTCAAGACTACTTATTAGTAAAATGCCAGGTAATGACTGGGTAAGTTATCAAAAACATCTACCGGTCAACACAGGCTTACCATTTTTACTAGACTATAAAGAAGATGAACTGCCAATGCCGCATACACATGCCTGGGCTCAAGATGCAGGATGGATGTGGCAGATACCTTTATTAGATAGAATAGGAAACGGATATGTTTTCTGTGACGATTTTACTACTCCAGAGAAAGCTCATCAAGAAATTGAACAACGATTAGGAAGAGAAATTGATGTGCAAAAAGTAATCAAATTTAACACAGGAAGACAAAAATCATCTTGGATTAATAACTGTCTTGCTATTGGTTTATCAAGTGCATTTTTAGAACCTTTAGAAGCAACAAGTATTCATTCTACAATAGTCCAAATAAAAAACTTTACCTTTGATTACTTACGAGACGATTTAGAATCTACAATCAATTCAGGAACAGTTAATATTTACAATAAACGTACTAGAACAATGTTTGACGACTTCAAAGATTTTTTGGTTATGCATTATATGGGAGGACGAACCGATACAGAGTTTTGGAAACATATTAAATCTGGAGCGACTAGAACAGAGTTTGTAGAAAATTTAATAGAAACAGCAAAAGTAAGATATCCTAATGTTAATGATTTTCCAAAATATTATGGTGCAGCAGGATGGCCGCTATATAGTTACGTAATGGAAGGTATAGGAGTAATTGATAGAGATCTTGCATTTAAAGAAATCAATTTTGATGCACCCAGGTTAGGTAACATCTATAAATCAGTTGAAGAAAATTATCTGTACATGCAAAAACAATGGCATGAGCAATATTCCAAAAATGCTACTTGGAATGAAATGATAAACTATTTTAGAAAACTAAGAGAAAAACATGTATAATGTAAAAAATATACAAGATGATATCTTTGTAATCAAAAACATTATCCCACAAGAGTATCAAAAAAGTATTCTAGAAAAAATAAAAGGAGACAATAGCTTTCCTTGGTATACAATAGATAAAATTGGACATAACCAATATTCAACCGACAACAAAAGTCCTTATAAAGATAAAAATGTAAGTGACTTTGGCGGTTTATATCATATGTTATATGATGAAGGCATAAAAAGGTCGGAGGATTTAGATTTTTTTGCTCCTATATTAAAGAATTATTGTGATATATTTGATAAACATATACAAACAATTTTTAGAATAAGAATGCGGTACACTCATCCTATTCCTGGTCATAACAACACCAAATATGCGGCACCGCATGTTGATTTTAATGATGATATAGATTTTAAAACACTAATTTACTATGTAGATGACAGCGACGGCGATACAATATTGTTTAGTAAATTTCATAAACCAGGAATTGATGAATATGATCCTTTTCTCGATGAAGAATTAACAGTGGTATATAAACACACACCAAAAAAAGGAGAAGCAATAGTTTTTAACGGAAATAGATACCATGCAGGAAATTATCCAATTACATATGGTAAAAGGATTGTTATTAACTTTGACTTTGTAGAAAAAAATGAATCATAGAAAAATAAAAGTAGACGAAACAAAATTTATTGACATTTATGACGATGTTTTTGATTTTTCACAGCATTGTTACTTGTACGAATTTGTAAAAAATTGTGCTTATAGATTAAATCGCACAGCTAGTAGTTCTGTGCCTCAAGATAAACAATTTAAGACTTTATTAAGTGAATTTAACATACATGACTTATTAAAAATTAATTTTTTTACAGCACCTAATTTAAAATTCTTAAGAGATAAAATTAAAACACATAATTTTAGATTACATCGAGCTTATGTCAATTTAAGTACAGCTCAAGATGTGTATCATTATCATGTTGACAGCAATATTGATGATGATTTTACATTATTATATTACTGCAATACAGCATGGGAAGAAAATTGGGAAGGAGAAACACATTTTGGTGATACTTTAGGACAAGAAATTATACACAGTTGTTCTTTTAAACCAAACAGAGTTGTGTTATTTACAGGAACAATTCCGCACAAATCTTCTCAACCTAGTTTTTTTGCAAAAGATTTTAGGTACGTACTTACATTAAAATTTACACACCCTAACCACAAAGATTATTATACTGATTTTCCAATTTCTGATTTTTTTGATGAAAATGTAGTGCTTACTGAACGGGAAATAAATGCTTTAGAGTTTTTGCAAAAAATTTGTTCAAACATAAAGCACAGTGAATCAACCTTATATGAACATTTAAAAAATACTTGGCGGATTTTGAAAATTCAAAAAAGATCTGAAGACACATGTTTAGCAGGTATGTTTCATTCGGTATATGGTACAGAATTTTTTGATCAGCTTTTATTAGATCGTGAAAATATTAAAACTATCATTGGGGATAGTGCTGAAGATTTAGTTTTTAAATTTTGTTCTTTAACAAATAGAGATGAACAATTATTAAATGATAACTGTTTTGAAAAAGAATTAATAGAAATAGCATATGCAAATTTAATTGAAGAAAAGTTTAGAAATATGTCTCATGAATCAGAAATAATTGCTTACAAAAATAAATTAGAAAAAATTAAAACTAAATGAAATTCTATCAGAGTCCTCTTCATTAGTTAAATTTTGTTGTACATAGTGTGTTAAATGTCCAGGAAACATTATCAACATACCTTCTTTAGGCGTAAACCAGTGTTCTGTATTAATATTAGAATTGTCTATTTTTAATCCTTGCTGAATAATTACACTTGATTGATGACTCATTCTGTCTCTTTCAGATTCTGATCTATCAAATACAATATTACCTGACTTTTTCGGAACCTTAACATAATATACTCCGCTAACATAACTTTCAGGGTGTGTATGGGGAGAGTTATATGTATATTTGTGGTTTATATTGTACCAGTAACAGTATTTCTCCATCTTAATACTATGCAATCCCCAGCTATCCATTATTTCTTGTGCTGCTGGTTGAATGGTGTTAACAAAGAGCTTTTCTATTATAGGATTATCAAATTTTGGATTTTGATAGGGATATGATTGATATCCGCCTTGATTACTTCTACTGTTACTTAATGTATTCATTGCTATACTGCGAATGTTTTCAATAAGCTGGTTATGATTATCGGGTTCAAGATAAGTAACATAACAAGATGTAACAAATATTTGGTGTTGTTGCATTTTAATCATACAATATTTATTGATATAGGTAACTGAGAAAAAAAGAAATGAAAAATATTAAAACCTGTAATATTATAGGAGGCGGTACAGCTGGATTTGTATCTGCACTAATTCTTAAGACACGTTTCCCTCATGTTGACGTACAAGTAATACGATCAACAAAGATAGGCATTATTGGTGTAGGAGAAGGAAGTACAGAACATTGGGCAGAATTTATGCATTATATAGGTAAAACATGGCAAGATATAATAGTAGAATGTGATGCTACATTTAAATCAGGTATAATGTTTGAAGGATGGAGTGAAGAAAATTTTTTACACAGTACTTCAGGAGATTACGCAAAGTTAAACGGCCAATATTATCACGTTTACGGAAAAATAATTGCAGAAAAAAGTCCTAAATGTGATATGAATCCAAAAAGAGTTTGGCGAAGTAAACTTCCTTCACATTTCGCACAGGATAAAGATATACATTCGCCCTTCAATCAATTTCATTTTAATACACATAAGTTGAACGACTTTCTCACAAGAACTGCAATAGAGAAAGGTATAAAAGTTATAGATGACGAAATTACAGATGTAAAAATAGATGAAAACGATGAAATCGATATTGTCTATGGTTTAAAAAATAATTATAAATCTGACTTTTTTATTGACTGCACAGGGTTTAGTAGATTATTAATTACAAAACTCGGAGCAAAGTGGCAAAGCTATAACAAATATCTTAAAATGAAATCTGCTATAGTATTTCCTATAGAAGAGCAGGATGAGATTCCAATTTGGACCTTAGCAAAGGCAATGGATTACGGATGGTTATTTAGAATTCCTGTATATGGAAGATTTGGCAACGGTTATATCTTTGATTCCGATTACATAAATGCTGATCAAGCTAAACAAGAAGTTGACAGTTTATTTAATAAAGACATTGAAATTAAGAAACAAATTAATTTTGATCCAGGTGCTTTAAACAAAGTGTGGATAAACAACTGTTGTGCAGTGGGCCTTTGTGCTAACTTTGTTGAACCTTTAGAAGCAACAAGTATAGGCACAACAATTCAACAAATGTTTCTTTTAATGCATAGATTACCTAATTACACACAAAAAACTATTGAAATTTACAATCGTGATATAACAGATATAATGGAAAACATAAGAGATTTTATAATTTTACATTACATAACTAAAAAAGACAACACTCAATTCTGGAAAGATGTTTCAAAATTACAAATACCAACTAGTTTGCAAGATAAATTAGAATCTTTTAAAACTAATTTGCCTATCGAGGAAGATTTTAGAGATATTTCTAAATATGCTCTTTTTGGTGCGCCTCATTATATACAAATTTTATATGGTTTAGATCTATTTAATATAGAAGCAATAAAAAATGAATATAATTCTATGCATCCTTTTATTAAAGACCATGCAGAAGAAGTGTTGGAAACTGTTAGAGAATTCGATTTGCAACAGCCTTCATTGAAGCATAAATTATTTCTAGATATAATTAGAGAAAATCACATCAAAAAAATTGCTTGATTAATTCTTGTATTATGGAAAAACATATCACTGTCTACAGCCATGCCATGACATAATGCTTTCCCATCAAATAAAACTAATCTATTAAATTTTGCCGGTACTGAATATATTAATTCGTAACGATTTTTTTGCCGCCAAGGTTCAAAATGTTCAGGAGTATTCCAAGAATCTTCACAAATTTGTTTGTAAAAATTAGTGCCTTCACTTTCAAAATTATTTAAATAAATCAATCCTGTAAATCCTAAGTCACTGTGAGGTGCCCAATAATATTTTGTGTAATCATTAAATGTTTTGTCATAAAAACGCATACAATTTGTTACTATTCTTCCAGGTTGAGCTATTTTTTGTTCTGTAAGAGTTTCAAAAAAGTTATTGTACACACACGACCTTTCATCTACAAAATCATGTCTATGATCTAAAAAATATTTTCCATTAAAAGACGGGTTATCCCAACTTTTCCACTTATTCCACGGATGGCTTTCAATTATATCTAAGACGCTCTGCGGTTTTTTATAAAAATTGTCTATTATATAGATATTAGTGTTTAAAACACTAATTTTTTTTGTGTTATGGGTTGTAAAATCAAACAAACTAGACATAGTTTATCCATAATTTAATGCTAAACTTATTCTAGGTTCTACATTAGTGCCTGTTTGCACACAATGTCTTACGTAAGATCTAAAAATAACTAGGGTACCTACTTCGGGTGTATATCCTACTTTTACATAAGATAACTCGTTTCTATCTTTTATTTCTTTTAACGGTAACATATCAGGAGCTCTAGGATCTTCAAAAATTATATTTCCACTACCTTTAGGCACTGTTACATAATACACAGCACTAAAAATACTGCCGTCATGTGTATGAAATTCTTGGAAATTACCAGGTCGTGAAATATTAGCCCAACTGTGTTCCATTTTATATTCATACATACTATTATGTGCCTTAGCAAAATCATTAACATGCTCAGTAACACATTCTATAACAGGTTCTAGTAATTTACTTTCAGATAAATCGTGTGTAATATGAGTTGTATATGTTCCTCCTTCCCAATCTGTACCACCACTAGGTATTGTATTAGGCCATTTTAATATTTCATTTTCTATTTCTTTGTTGAAACTTGTTGGAAATAGATTTTTTTGAATATAAATCGGCGTGGGAAACCAAAGTTCTATATTAGCCATCTTTTATCATCCATGCATTAAAGGCAACACTATATCTATCCTGATTAGATTTATTTGGCTGTACTTGATGAGGCATCCAAGACGGAAAAATTATTCCGTTACCTGATTTAGGATTTAAACTATACAAAGGATAATTGTACATATTTTCTTCTTTTTTAGCAAACAAGTATTGAGTAAAATTTTGTGCTTTTACACCAAGCGGTTCGTGAAATACAAAATTTCCGCTATCTTTACTTGTCTTTAGCCACACTACTGCACTTACAAAACTACCATAATGTTCGTGTACGCTGTGGTGTGTGGCTGGTTTATTTAAATTCAACCAACTTTCTAATCTTATGCTAGAATTTGGGTCAAAACCTATTCCGTGTAAATATTTTCTAATCATCTCTATAACATGCTCTGATAAATCACTGTCATTATTACCGCAATAGTTTCTCTCTATGTCTTCGTGATACGTTGTAATTGTACTTCCTAAATGATTCTTTTCATACCATTTATTTTTTCCAACAAATTTCTCTGCTAAATCTAAACTTTTTTCTATTAACGATCCAGGTAGATCAAATTTTAAAATTGGTGTTGGAAAGATATTTTCTACTTGCATTTTAAATTCACATTCAGTACTATACGTCTATTTACATGTATAGGATTACTAGCTGTATGATACTGAAATCCGTCAATTAGTAATAATCGATTAGCTTTTGGTTGAACAGTATCTTTAACAGTAAATTTTGTGGGCTCTTTATCATTATAATCCCTATAATTTTCCTCAAAAATTCTAGTATCTCCGTCACTGTCATTTAAATAATAAATGATTGTGTCGTGCGAAGATCTTACATCAATGTGGGGCAAATTATAATTTTCTTTATTGTATCCTAATTTAGGAACTTTTAACCCAAGTCTTGCTCTTAACAAATCGTCTTGCGTGTATCCAAAAGTCTGAGAAAGTTTTTCAAAAAAATCTAAAAATGCATCAAAGAACATGCCGCCATTTTTGTAATCTTCGTCATCTGAGTACAGCATATGGTACCAACCATCTGTTTCTAATGCGTACGGATCGTTAATATTATGTTCCTCCGGTGGCAAAGATACTTGATCGGCATAAAACCATGGAAATTTGTTCGACATTACAAAATTTGCAAGGTTATTGAACTTGACTTTTGGTAAAAACTCATCTATAATATGCATTGTAAGATATTTAGTAGAAAATTTTTATGGCCACTTCATATCAGATAAGTAAATTACATAGAGGTAAAAAATGTTCACAATATTTAAAAAGAGAAAAACAATAACAATAGATTGCTTTACAAATCATGCGTATTCACATGATTTATTTCCTATAAAAAAAGCAACTCATTTTTTACCCGAATGGTGGAAAAAATTACCAAATAATTTTGAAACAGAAACTGCTCAGGGACTAGTCATTCCTCAAAGAACAATGAAAGGCTGCGCCGGACTAACAAATTTATATAGAAACGGAATTGTTTTACCTTTATGGAGCGACCTACTCATTGAAACTAGAGGTGCTGACTTTGCCTATCAATTTGCAGACAATATGAGTACTGTGGGATTTCATCCTTTGGATCAACTAGGTGAAGAATTTTCTCAATATACACATACAAAAATTATAAGCCCTTGGAGAATTAAAGAAAAAACAGGAGTAAATTTTTTATATATGGATTTACCTTGGAATCATCCAAGAGACTTAATGAATCAATGCACTCCTCCCGGATTAGTTGAATACAAGTATCAACACACTACTAATATTAATATGTTTTTACGTAAAGGTGCAAAATATTTTTTCAAAGCTGGAAGACCGATGGCGCATCTAATACCTATGACAGATGATAATATTGAATTAAAATGTCATCTTGTAGGAGATGATGAAATTCAAAGAGTAATGAATAATTTAAGTTTTCCGTTTTTTGTTGACGGATATGCAAGAGCAAAAAGTATTTTATCAAAAAAGAACAAAGGTAAAAAATGAAAATTAATAGTATAGCTATTATAGGCGGTGGAACTGCTGGATGGTTAACTGCTGCTTATTTAAAGAATCAAATTCCACATTTAGATATTACGTTAATAGATAAAAAAATTTCTCAAACCGTGGGAGTGGGCGAGGGAACACTTTTAAACATTGGTGATTTTTTAGAAGAATGTGGTTTTCCTTTTTTTGAATGGTTTACAGAGACAGATGCATCATACAAAAGCAGTATTCTTTTTAAAAATTGGCAGGAAAAAAACAAGGATATTTGGCACCCATTTTTTAAAAGGCCAACGAAAATAAATGAAAAGTTTAGGCTACAAGATTTGTGGTCACAAAATCAAGATTTAGACTTTAAGAAATATGCTAGTGCATTATACCAAGCCAGTATTGAAAATAAAGTTAATAATAATTCATTAAAAAGCTATGCATTTCATATCGATTGCGGTAAATTAGTAAAATACATTCAAAATAAAATTAAAATTAATTACATAGACAGCGAAGTTGTTGTTGTCAACAAAGATAATGATATCATCACATCTATAGAATTAGAAAATGGAAAAAATATTACAAGTAATTTATTTGTAGATTGTACTGGTTGGAAAAATATTTTAGGTGCACCTAAGTATAAGATCGATTTGCAGGATCGATTGTTTTGCAATACCGCAATAGCAGGACATGTACCATATAAAGACAAACAAAAGGAACTTCACCCTTATGTAATTAGCGAAGCAGTAGATCATGGTTGGATTTGGAATATACCAGTATATTCAAGAATTGGTAGCGGACTTGTTTTTAATCGTAAAATTACTGATATCGAAGAAGCAAAGAAATATTTTGTTAATTATTGGGACAACAGAATTACTGTTAATGATGTCAAAGTATTAGACTGGACTCCTTACTATTACAAGGATATGTGGGAAGGAAATAGAGTATGCATAGGTTTAAGTGCAGGATTTATTGAACCTTTAGAAAGCACAGGTGTTGCTATGATAACAAGTGGTATAACACAACTGGCTAATGCTATTAGAGAACAATTTATAACAGAACTTGATATAAAATATTTTAATACACAAATGCAAATACTTTTTGAAGATTGCGTAGATTTTGTAAGTATGCACTATTACGACAACAAACGTAAAACTAATTTTTGGAATTGGGTAAATGAAACATTTGTTAAAACTGACAGAATGAAATTTTATATAGAAATGCTAAAAAACAATAATCATCCTTTGCCCTATGATGGTCATTTTAACAGTATATTTATTGGGTGTAATTGGACAACTTGGTTATGTCAAATGAATTTTGATGTAGCTAAGAGACATACTGGATTTTCAGAAGAAGAGTCAAGAGAAAAATTATTAGCAGAATATATTTTACAAGAAAAATATATTGCGGAAAATAGTATAGACCATTTAAGTACTCTAAACAGAATACACGAACAATACCGAGTAGCAAATGAAAACAGTTAATTGGTCTTTTCACACAGGACATGAATACAATTTAGATAATCCTAGTTCAGCAAAAAGATTTATTACTGAAGACTATAATGGATATCAACCATTATTTAAAGACTTAATGAAAAACAGAAAAGGCGTAACATATGCCAAATGTCCAGCGGTCACAGATTTTTTTAAAAATACATTTGTGTTTTGTAGTCCAATGGATTTAAATATAGAAATTAAAGTTGATAAAAATGATGCAAGCGTATGGTGTAATAATGTAGATCAAGAATTTTTTGACCAAATGATAGATATACGTTTTTTTGACAAAAAAGAAAAAGGTATAAGTCCTTTTCCTTTATTAGGAATAGACTTTCTTAATACATTTACTTGCAAACATTCTATTATTTTGCAAACACTTCCAGCCTTCTTACACTATAACGATTTTACAAAAAAGACAAAGGTTATTCCTGGTGAATACGATATTAGCAAATGGGTGAGGCCTTTAGAGTTAGTATTTGAAATCGAAAATACTATAGAAAAAATATCAATAAAAAAAGGCGATGCTTTGGCTTATTTTAAATTTTTAGATGAGAATATTGTTAAATTGAAAAAAAATCCAGTACCATGGATTGAATTATTGCTTGTAACGAGATAAGAAATAAAAACAAATATAGGCCATTAAAAGAAAGATACGATAGTTATACAATTTGGAAAAACAATGGCAACACCAATTAAAAAAATAATAATCGTAGGAGGAGGAAGTGCAGGATGGATGACTGCTTCTACGATTGTAAAACAAATAAAAAATGTAGAATTAACATTAGTTGAAAGCAGTGATATTCCAACTGTGGGAGTAGGAGAAAGCACTGTAGGCGGTATCCGCAGGTGGATGCGCATGATAGGAATAAAAGACGAAGAATTTGTAAAAGAGACAGATGCTAGTTATAAGTTAGCAATTAAATTTAATAACTTTTATGAGAAAGGTAATACATGGTATTATCCATTTGGTGGACCACATCTAAAAGAAAATATTTACAATCGTAATGATTGGTTTGTTAAAAAATCTCTACATCCAGATACACCAGAATATGATATGACAGATTGTTATTACCCTCAAATGAGTTTAGTAAAACAAAATAAAATTTCTGTTGACCCAAACATTCCAGATTTTAAATTTTATGAAGATACGGCATTTCATTTTGATGCAAGTAAGTTTGGTGTTTGGTTGAAAAATCATATCTGTTTACCAAACGGTGTAAAACATATAGTTGCAGATGTATCTCCTGTTGTAAAAAATAGACAAATAAAATATCTACAATTATCAAATGGAGAGAAATTGTCAGCTGATCTATACGTGGACTGTACAGGATTTAAAAGTTTGTTGTTAGGAGAATCATTACAAGAACCTTTTATTTCATATGAAAACTTATTACCAAATAATCGCGCTTGGGCTACTAGAGTTCCTTATATTGATAAAGATAAAGAATTGCAATCAGTTACAGAGTGTACAGCTATAGATTATGGCTGGGTTTGGAATATACCTTTATGGAGTAGAGTTGGAACAGGCTATGTGTATAGCGACAAACACATTTCCTCTGAAAATGCTTTAAAGGAATTTAAACAATATCTCAATAACAAAGGACATCAAACTGATTCTTTAGAGTTTCGTGATATAAAGATGCGTGTAGGAAGGCACAAAAAACTTTGGGTTAACAACGTGGTTGCTGTAGGTTTAAGTGCAGCATTTATTGAACCTTTAGAAAGCACAGGACTTGTAACAGTATACGAATTTGCCATAAATTTATGCAGAGCTCTTAGAAGAAAAAACATAAGCCAATGGGATATTGACGAATATAATTCTACTAGTATAGACCAGTTTGATTACTTTGCGCAGTTTGTTTGTATGCACTACGCTCTGTCTCATAGAAATGATACTTCATATTGGCAAGATGTGACGTCAAGATCTTATCTATCAGAACTTGCAAATTTAGGCGAATTACAAACACAACGCCTATTACATCATACCATCTGGAAAAAATTTAACGATTGGCAATTGCCTTTAGATAATGGTTTATTATGCCTTGCTGCAGGTATGAATTGGTATCCTATGGATGAAATCATAATCAATGGATTCAACCAAGAAATTGAAGATAATAAAGTTTGGTATAGAAAGGCTATTGTGGGTCTAGATATGCGCAAGGCTGAATGGAATAATGCTGTTAAAGAGTTGCCGTCATTAAAAGATTTTCTTTATACAAATTATTACAAAGATTAATATCTTACAATAACAACACCAGAGCCACCTTTTTGACCCCATTGTCCTCCGCCAGCACCGCCGCCAGTATTAGTACCACCGTTGCCACCGTCTGCTCTATTTCTATGTGCACCTGACGGCTGACCGTGGTTAAGACTTTGGCCGCCACCTGCTCCTTGTCTGTCGGTGCCAGGACGATATGGAGAGCCATGGTAGATTCCACCACCGCCACCACCGCCAATACCGCCGTTACAAAATCCATGTCCGTGATGTGCGCCACCAGCGCCACCACCACCAAAATAAAGTGTAGGACCTAAAATATCTGTAGCTGATCCTGGACCACCCATTGGATCATCCATTGCATTTTGTCTCTCGTCAGCAGCATCGCGACCTCTACCGCCAGCACCGCCACCGCCACCGCCCCAGTGACAATTATCACCAGACGTGTTAAATCTTACTCCTGATCCTCCAGGAAATCCTTGGCCCGCAGTTCCGTCACCTTCTCTTACTCTTCTACGACTATCTGTTCCATCTCCGGTGTTACCTCCACCGCCTCCAGAACCTCCTGGACGGCCACTCCAACTAGGTTCACCTCTACCACTCGGTGGATGTCCCCAACAACCTGATCCGCCGCCACCGTTAGCTGTAATAGTTCCAAATACTGAATTTTGTCCTGGTGTAGATCCTTGACTCCATCCTGGACCGTAATGACTTCCTGTGCCGTCACCTACTGTAATCGAGATACCAGATCCTGCTGTAACAGGGTACGAACGGTTGTATACAACTCCGCCTCCACCGCCTCCAGCAGCCCAGTCATATCCAGAACCACCACCACCTCCAACTACTAGTACTTGTATAGTTCCTGTAAATGTAGGTGTGAACGTATGTGAACCTGTGCTTGTAAATAGATGTGAAATTCCGTTATTTCCGTAAACAATAGAGTTACCACCTGTACCTACTGTTCCTTTACTGAATCCTGTTACAGGACGCCACTGACTACCGTCATAAAATTCTAATGTGTTAGTGTCAGTACTATATCTAACCATTCCTTGTGATGCAGCTGATCTTTGTCCTGCAGCACCGACCGGTAGTGTCAAAAATCCTGTGTCATTAATATTTGTATCTAGTAAATTTGCCATTAGTACCTCACTATAACTATTCCGCTTCCGCCATTTTGGTGAGCTGATCCTGAATTTCCGTTGTTTCCACCACCGCCACCACCGCCGGTGTTTGCGCCACCATTACCGCCTGTGGTTTGGCTTACTCCAGGTTGTCCATTATTTATTGCTTGTCTGCCGCCTCTACCTAATAGTCTAGGAAAATTAGGTGGCATTTGAGGAGCACCATGATGGGCACCACCGCCTCCACCGCCACCAATGCCGCCATTGCCTGCACCGCCTGGTGATAGATGTGGTCCTGCTCCACCGCCTCCAGCAAAGTATAAAATTTCTCCAAGAATGTCACTACCTGCACCTGCACCGCCATTAGCTGCTATTCCATCTTCACGCATGTCACTTCCACCTAAACCAGGGCCGCCTGCTCCTCCGCCGCCACCTGATAAGTGTCCGTTGTCGCTTTGCCTATTAAATCTTGTTCCAGAACCTCCTGGAAATCCTTGTCCTTGAGTTCCAGGACCACCGCTTAATCGATATCTACTACCGTTATCTCCTGACGATCCTGCTCCGCCGCCCGATCCTCCCGAACGACTTTCAGTACCAGAACTTTGGTTCCAATAGCCGCCACCACCGCCACCGGTAGCTGTTGTACCTCCAAATACAG